TTCTTGAACAATACCTCGTGAATCAAATGTATCTACTTGTGCTGACTGCTGTGTATCACTAACATCAACATAGATGGTTTTCTTGTTATGTTCATACAAGGCACCATTATTATCCTCCCAAGGCAACTTGTCACTGACTGTGAAGCCAGATAATGTTAGCCCTTGAATATATGATAATACTGTAGATCTCATCTCGTTCTCTTGGTTACTTGAACACCTTCTAGCTTTTCAGGAGCTGTTACTGTGCCATTACCATCGATATCATACCAATCGCCTGATGTGATTAATTCATCAAACAAGAATTGATATTTGCCTTGATAGAAACCTATCTTGGCACGTTCAGCATTGTCTTCTTTGCTAAAGTCTGCTATCTTTGGTAATACATAATACCATAAAGCATACATCACGCATAAGTCATTGAAGTCGTTTTGGCGACCAATAACTCGATTAGGATTAACATTAGGAAGATTTACATCGCCCTGATAATTGGCACCTGGAGTTCTTTTTATGTAAAGGTCTCTCCACCAATCTGTGATCCTAATCTGGCTCAATATACGCTCTGTGCTACGAACTAGAAAGGCATTAATCACTGAGCTGGTTAGGCCTTCATTGGCTTCAAATAATCTTTGATCCATTGCTACCACATCTGCATACTCTGCAAATGCTGTAACATTACCAGTAACTGTAACGAAGGCCATAACTTACTCCTTAAACGATTGAGCTATCAGCACTTAATGCCACGCCGTAGCCGTCATATAACTCGCCTACAGCATAATGGCAGAAGCCAATAACGTCATCACCTAGATAACTAGCACGACGCTGTGTTTCAATACCGATGTCACCAATCATAGCTAAACCAAGAGCCATTCTGTGGAATACACCACCAACACTGTCACCAGTTGAGTCAGCAATGTTGCTGCTTTCAAATACTGGAACACCAAACAATGTGCCTACATAACCAGTCTGCATAGCACCATTTTGAATGACGCCAGCATTTGGATTAGCATAGGTATTGGTTAGTGCTGACTTTAGGTCATAAGCAATGTATGGATGAACCACACAGGCTAACTCATCACTAGGAACAGCATTGGCACGTAGTTTGGCAATGGCCTGTGCTAGTAATGCAGCACTGAATGTTGTGGAATTGCTGCCAACAACTGTGCTAAAGCCACTGAATAGGGCCAATAAGTCTTGGTCAATTTTCTTGGCAATTGCTTCACCAAATAAACGACCTAGGTCAGCAACCACATTGCTACTGGCACTGGTGCGAGCCAAGTCAGTGACCAATGTGCGAATTGCTGCTGTGCTAACTGTTAACTGAGCTTGGTTGGTTGAAACTGCTGTGTTGGCAATTTCATTACCTTCAGTTAAGGTGCTAGCTGTTTGAACTGGATAAATTGGAACGTTAACAGTCTTGCCTTGTCCAGGAGCAAGTGAATAATTCTTAACAAGACCACGCATAATGCTACGCTCATTGGCAACGAACATTGCTTCTTGAACGATCTGTGGTAGTAAGTATTGGAGAGTGGAGGTAGTTGAACCGGCCATTTTATAATTCCTTTAAGTTTAATTGAATCCCTGGGCCTTTCTATATTGGGCATATATCTTACGGTCTTCAGGATTACGCATATCTAATTTTGTTATGTCCACATCACCGACCCCGGCATTGGGAACACTGCTCTTTGTGTGAGTAGTGGCAGCACCAGCACTAACAAAGTGTGGATTGGCAGTAAGGAATTCTTGAACTAGGTCATCAACTCCCATTGCTTCACCACTGTCTTTGTATCGCACCTTGCCCTGTGCATCACGAACCTCTACATCACCATCAGCACTGAGACCCACATAAGGACTGACTAGAGCCTTGACCTGTTCAGCATTAACAGCACGAAACTTGGCTGCTGCTGCTAACAAAGGTGTATTCACTCTGTATTCCTTAATTAACTGATCTCTCTTGCTGATCTCTTGATCTTTCTTTGCAGCTAGTTCCTGCAACACTCTCTCAAAGTCTCCTTTCTTAACAGCTAGTTCCTGTTGCTTACGCTCATATTCAGTTTTGATAGTGCGTAATTCTTCTGGGTCACCTAGGTCTTGATAGGGCTTTAGTAGTTTCTTTTCCAATGATCCTCTCATACGAGCCATCATTGCATCTACTTCAGATTGTGTGTAAGACTTTACTGCTTCCTGACTGTTATCTACGGTGTTGTCAGCCACCTCACCAATGTTTTGTTCGCTCATTGTAGCTCGCCTCTCCTTAAGAGTATTGTTTGGAGGAAGCGGTAAGGAAGGCACAAAGGCCAGTCAATACCGTCCGTAATCTTATTTATAATAAATGGGTAAAATTCGCAATAAATGTGTGTGAATAAAGGTTGATTAATTTATAACCTCAGAGATGACACATTTATTAAATAGTCAAAGGGAGATTACAATGAATAATCACACAACGATGACGCCGGAGGCCATCCAGGCCAATATACAATATTATCAAAACTTATACGCCAAATACCAAGGCCTGGCCTCTGAGGCTAATAAGGAACTTTGGTATTGGATCAATGTTTCAAAAAACAACGACACTATTCATAACGACTACAATCTTGACGATTAATATGGTGTCCAGATATCACGCCATACTTTAAATTGTTCGTTGGTCAATAACATTTCAAACACAGCCACAACTTCTCCTAATGTGACTCTGGTTATAAGAATACGATGATTGATCACCCCCAGATCACTAGAGGTTGTCAGTGTCACTGAGTAATTACTAATGTTATTACTAGGGGCATCTACTCTATGATCTAGGGGACAACCATCGGGCAAGGTCATTTCTTAGTAAACTTGGCTTTCAATGCCTTAGGAGCACTGGCTCTAGCACTGCTTAAACTCATAGCCACTGCCTGTGCTTGACTATGACCCTTTTTCATTTCTGTTTTAATATTTTGGCTAATGGTCTTAGCCCCATATCCTTTCTTTAACGGCATAATCTATTCCTTAATTATTTTTTAGGTGGGCGGGTGCCCTTGTTCTTTTTAGTTCTCATTCCACGTTCTGGCAATGGCATAATTATTTCCTTCTTCTAGGTAATTCTTTATTGTAAATCTTCATCCCATCATTGAAGCTTTTACTATATTTGCTGGGTGTGGCACCACCATCCTTGGCATAGTTCCATCCAGCACGATGTCCACCACATTTTTGTTTGCACAAGCTGCCTTTGAATATAGGTTTGCTGGCCATTTTAACTGCTCTGTCCCATACCGTAGTAAGGAGCATTTTCCTTGGTATATCCTGCCTGTTCAGCTGCCATATGTTGTGCTGGTGTTTGTATTTCTGCCTCTGCACCTGTTTGGGGATTGGTCATTGTGTGTGCAGCAAATCCTTCTGCATCTGGTTCATATTCTGCACAAGGAGTCACAGTGGCTGTGAGCATCCATTGAGTCTTTCTATGACTGCTAATACGTTCAGCTAGGAAGTTTTGTAGGCCATATTCTCTTGTTGTTTGTGCTAGGTCATAGGTATCTTGTAAACGTGTGGTAATCACGGCCAAATCAGTTAACAAGATTAAAAACATCTGTTGTGGGTCTCTACTCTGACTTGATTCACTAGCACTGACGATGTCACTATCCTTAATGATATCCGCTAGATCACCTCGGGGAAATGCACCAATTCTTCGTAGTTCTTCTGCATAGAGATCAATTGCCCCTTGTGCATCTGTGTAAATGTTTTCTAAGAATTCGTGATATTGTGGGAAATCATCTCCCATTACTGCCCAGTGGAATTGATGTGCTTTCAAGTAGAAAGCAAAGTTGTTGGCAAAGGCCTTGAGTAGACTATCTATCGTGTTCATTGTTGATTACCTATATATGTTCTTGGTCTTAGTGCAGGTGTTGTTGGTGCTGCGGCGGGAGTTTGAATTGGTGCCATAGACTCCATATTATCTGGTGGGCTTTCGTCAATATCTTCTGTGACAAGGTTTATGATCATTTGGTCAATTACTGCCAATGCAGCTGGGCCTGTGGCAGCACGACGAGCAATCTCTAGTTTCTTATACTCATCTTCTTCATCCACAATGCTGAAGTCATCTTGATATTCAACTTCACCTTCCCAGGGCATCATCATATAATTGGCAAACAATTCCCATATCTGTTCTTCAGCCAATTCTAAATTACGAGCCTTTTCACTGAGTTTGGCATTGAGCATTTGAAACTCTACCTGTCGACTAATACCACTCATAACTCTAGCATCACTGGCACGCATTGCACCAAGACAGGCCAACTTGTCTATAGTGTCCTGTGCGTGTTGGATGCTTTTATAAAGACTATCTACACTGGCACCATTGTATTCCAACAAGTATGGCTTGAGTCCAGGATCTAAATTCTCAGGCATTGTGATAATTGATCCTGCCCCAGTGCCTGCATTAGTTTCAGGTGTCTTAACTAGACTTGGGTGTGCATCTAATCTCTGTGTCTGTTCTACTTCTGATGTCATATTGTAAATAAACTTGCATAAGTCTGCAATGTCATCCAAATCACTAATGCCTAAGCCTTTTACAGCACTGCGAGTATTGTAAACACACACAGCTGGGATCATCATTAATTCATTGACTATTTCCTCACGCTTGTTCACTGATCTGGTTACTGAATCAAAAGTTTCTGTAACAATTGATTCTTTGCTCCAAGTCTTAATAGTTATAACATTGCCATTGATATCTTCTATATACTTTAGTAGATTTAATTCATAATAGCCATTGGGTGCTCTTTCATAGTTCCAATCAACCACACTGAGAGGAGTTATTAGGCTGACGTATGGCCTAACACCTAACATTAATTCATCCAGTCTAGTCACTGCACCCACATTGGGTTTGGTCACTATGACCCAAGCGTGTCCATATACTGAACTCCAAGTGGCAACATCTTTCATAAAGGCATCTAAGCTGCGTCCTTCCAAGTCTGCATCTTCTAAGAAGTCCTGTGTTTCTGGTAGTGATTCTAATAGGCCTAACGTTCTTTCTGGACTCTTTCTAAACAAGAA